TGTTCAGGTTGCTGGCCGTGCCCAGCATGCCGCCCGAGCCGTTGAAGCCGCCCACAACACCCTGCACCACGCCGGTGATGGGCTGCACCATCGGCTGCACGATGGCCTGCACGATGGGCCGCAGAACCATCGTGTTAAACATGTTTTTGAGCGTGTCGCGCAGGTTCTTCGCGAAGTCTTTGCCGCTCTCGAAGCCGCGCAGCAGCGCATCGGTGAGCGACTGGTTGATCTGGTCGCTCGTTTTCTGCCAGTCGTCCTCGACGACCTTGCGCACGGCGGTTTCGCCAGCGATGCGCCCGGCATCGCGTACTTCCTGCCGCTGACGCTCTTTCTCGTCCTCGCCGTAGCTTTGCCTGTTGATCTCGGCGAGCCGCTTTTCCACGTCGAGCTGCACTTTGCGCAGCGCGAGAATCTTGGCGCGCTCCAGCTGCGTCTTGCCAGCGAGCGCGGCCTCATCTTCGTAGAGCTTGGCCTGCTCCTGGATCGAGCGCGTCCATTCGTCGATCTTTTGCTGCTCGGCCTTGAAGTCGCCGCCGTGCAGCGCTTCGGTGTAGCGCTGCTGCGCGTCGATCTTGCGCTGCAACGCGGCGATGTATTCGGGCGTGAAGCGGTCCGACCCTTCGGCTTCGGACATCTGGTGCTTGAGCTCCGCCAGCGTCATCTCGGCAATCGCGACCGTGCCTTTGCCGAACACCGTGTTCGCGGCTTCCTGCTTCTTGGCCTGATCCTCGATGCTGTCAGCGGCCTTGTTCGTGCTGTCGATGAGTTTTCTGTAGTCGGCCTCCGCCTCGGCAACCAGCTTGTTCTGGGCCTCCATCGCCCCACGCGTCTTCTGCAACTCGGCGAGCTTTTGCGCCGCGGCGAGCGCCTCTTCCTTGTGCGCGCGCGCCGCTCCACTGATGCTCGTCTTCAGTTGCTCCTGAATCTGGAGTACGAGCTTTTCGCCGCTGGTGAGCTTCTCCGCTTCCGCGCCGCGCGACTTCAGTGCGTCGATGTAGCGCTGCTCCTCGGCGATCATTCCCTTGATGCGCGCGACTTCGCTCTCGCCGGCACTGCTGCTGTTGCGGGCACTGTTCTTTTTCTCGTTGAGTTTGTCGTAAGCCGCGATGAGCTTGTTGACTTGCTCGTCGCTGATCTTGCCGTCGCTGTCTTTCTGCTGTTGCCGAATGCCCGCAATGAATTGCTCGCGCTTGCCTACATCGTCGAGCAGCTTGCCGGTGGTCGTCAGGTATTTCGACCACGTCTCGCCGAACCCGATGGCGGCCTTCGTCGCATCGTTTTCCTTTGCTTTGGCTTCGGCCGCAGCCTTCGCCGCATAGGCCACCCCGCCCAGCGCGGCGGCTTGGGCTTGCAGCATTTGCAACTCTTTTTCGCGCGCGGCATTGAGGCTGTTGGTCGGCCGTCCGAACGCCGCGCCGCCCGCGTTGCTTGCAAACCCGCCACTCGCCTGCTCGTTTTGCAGTTGCGCGATGCGCTTGTTGATGCCGCTTAGCTTGTCTTCGGCCGTTTGCTCGCGGCCGATGCCGAGCATTGCGTCCCATGCGGACTTGGCCACGCCGATGACGCTGCGCCACGCGCGCACGATAGTGCCGACGTTGGCTTCCAGTTGCGAGGTGCGCGAGCCCATGGCGCGCGCATAAGCGTTCTGCGCAACTTCGGCCGCCTCGTTCTGCTTACCCTGCTCCTGCAACGCGCGAATCTGCTTGTAAGTCGCCTCGGTCAGGTAGTTCAGCCCCTCATTGAGCTTGAGAGTGGCCTTCAACGGATCGTCGGCGAGCTTCTTGAAGATCGTCGCCGTCTCCTCCACCGATTGCCCGACTTCGCGCTCCATGCGCAGCGCCACTTCGGTGAACTGCTGCAAGTGCTCGCGCGGGACCGCGCCGCTGGCCGCCAGCGCGGCGAGCGCCTCGGCCGCCTTGCCTTGCGTGCCGCCCACGGCGCTCATGGCGCGCGCCATGTCCTGCAACTGGCCGACCGTCGTGCCGGCCGCATTGCCGCTGAGGATGATGGCGCGCTGATAGGCGTCGGCTTCTTTCGCGCCTTGCGAGTACGCGAGCGCGAGCACGCCGGCTGCGGCTGCAGCGACGGTAAACGGGTTGACCAGCCCCTTGATGTAGCCGCCCAGCGCTTTCGCGGCCGGCGCCGCGCCGCCGAACATATCCTTGAGCTGCCCGCCTTGCTGCATCAACACCATGAATGGGCTTTGACCCGTCGCAAGCCCGGAAACGATGTCGGTCATCTGCATGGGCAGCATCCGCATCGCCATTGCCGTCTGAGCCGCACTGATCCCAGTTTTCTTGAGGGCATCGTCGGCTCCGTAGAGCCTCTGGATGAGCGGAGCGGCCTTGTCCGATATGCCAAGCTGTTGCGCCTGATATTCCGCAAGCTGCCGTCTGGTCATGCCGATGGTGTCGGCCTGCGATTGCATCGCTGACAGGAAAGAATCCTGGCGCCGTTTCAATCGGTCAAACTCCGCTGTGACGGCCTTGATCGAGGCAATTTCCGACTGATAGGCGTCAATTTTCGCCCGCAGAGCGCCGGCCATCTGGGCGGCAGCATCCGACATGCCCGCCTGCTTTGCCATATAGCGCTCGCGCTCGGCGTTCGTCATGCCTATCTGTTTGGCCTCGGAAACCAACGAACGGATGAGCCTGTTCTCTGCGTCGGATAACTTAAGCGCACCGCTTTCCAGCCTCTGGAACGTGCCACTCAAGTCATCCGCAGCGCGGGCATTGCGCGCGTACTCCGCGCCTGCCTTGGACGCGGACGCGCCGGCAGCATCGACGGCATCGGCTGCTCGGTTGGCGGCTTTTTCGGTTTCGGCGAACGCGCGCGCACCTTTCTCAAGGCCGCCCGTATTGAACTCAACGCCGATGGTTTCCAGGTCAAGCATGCTTTGCGCGATTTGGGAAGAAAAAAGCCGCCGCCATTACCAGAGCGACCGCCTCCACTTACGGGGTGTTTTGATGAAAAAAATTCCGCGCTAGGCGGTCAAGTTGTGGGCCGTTCTGCGTTCAGTGCGTTTCACACATCACGCCTTCTCTGCATCGGCATTCATCGCCGCCACATCAAGCCGATTGATTGCGTCAAACTCCCACCCATCGGTTGAGATTCCGCGATTTCTGAAGAACCAGCCGATTTCAGACTCCGCGATGGGCGCCATCCCGGCCATGACTGGCGTACGCTTGGCGCTGAGTTGAGCGAACCACGCCCAAAGTTGCGACATGGACGGAGGGAACTCGATAGGGTTAACGCCTTCATCTGGCATGCGCCCCTTGATACGAGCAACTACCTCAAGGGTTTCGCGCAAGGACTTCCCATCCTTGCCGCGCTTTGTGAGACGGAACTCATGCTTGGCGTACTCGACTAGCTGCGCTACGCCTTCTTCATAAAATTTCCGATGTCCGCCGACGCCTCCAAAACCTGATCGGCAAAAGGAGGATGGCGGCGCACAAGCTCGTAGGCATTGGCCTCGCTGTACTCGAACGGCTTCTTGGCAAACGTGATCCCACGAAAACCGCCGATGCGAGCCGCAGCGCCACGCAGGCCAAGCTCCACGTCTTCTTCCGTCATAGGTGCGGGGGGGGTGTCGCCCTTGCCTTTGCGCTTTTCCTGCCACTCTTTCATGCGGAACTTGTTGCCCACAGAAATCTGCCACCTCTTCACAGAAGGGGCATGCTCGCCGCGCACCGTGACAAACCATCCGGTTTTCTGGCCGTTGTATTCCAGCTCGATTTCGTGGCCCGCCTCAGACGTTGCAGGGGTGTCAATTTGCTCAAGATCGAAAGACATAAGGGTTCCTTGCTAGGGGTTAAATCAGCCCGTGCGCCACCGCACCCGCCCCTAGCAAGAGGCGAAGCGCGGCGGCGTCGGTGCCAGTTGGTGGCCAAACAGGCCGAAGGTGAAGACCGTTTAGGCGGCCGCGCTGTCCTGCACTTGCAGCGTGGTTTTTTCTGTCGCGGTACCCGTGCCGCCCGATGCGTTCAGCACAGCCTGAAATTGGTAGGTGCGCTTGAGGCCGGTTTCCGCGTTCGCAGGGCTTGAGCTGTTGATCTTCACGTTGTTCATGGTGAAGGTCATGCAGTCTGCCGCGTTGTCTGAGCCCGCCGTGATCGCTGACAGGATGCTCGTTGCCGTCTCGTTGAGAAACAGGTTAGGTATCGTCGCGCCGTCGAAGTAGGCCGTGAACGAGCCGTTGACGTTGACCTTGCCGACAAACACGTCGGGGCGGATGTCGGTGCCGAGAACACCGTCAGCCCCGGCGCCCTTACCGTCTATGCTGATGCTCATGTCGGTTACCGTGGCTACCGCTGAGCCATCCACAAACAGCGCGCCCGATGCAGCCACCAGCGTTCCGGTCGTAGTCTCAGCAGTAGGAGCCGTGAAATAGGCCGTTGACGCTTGGGTTTGGTTCAACCCAATGGCCGTGAAATCGATCTTCGCATTACCCGATCCAGGGAGTGATATGTTGGCTTGCGTGAAGCGCACGTCGATGTTTCGCTCCGACGTTGGTACGTTCGGGTGCCACTCTTCGACTGTGTGATAGATCGAGGTGTGCCCCGATATCGGGGTGTAAGTCACCTTTCCCGGGACGGTAAGTGTCGCGCTGGCAATCGGGCCTTCCGCAACCATTGTCTGACTGTTCAAAGACTGCACCGTCAGAACAGTTGCAGTGACGCCGGTAACCAGCAGGTTTTTGTTCAAGTTGGCAGCGGTGAACGACCCAGCGGTCAATCGAACCACCATCCCGATCTTGATGCCGCCAGCCAGGAAATCACCAGCAGCGCGCGTGATGGTGTATGGGCCCGAGCCAGCAATGGTGATCGACATGCCCGTGATGGCGGTCACCCCGGCAAAGTCGCGGCGCAGCAATGCGCTCAACGGGTCGGAGTAGGTGCCGGGAGACAGATTCCCGGATAGCTTGCCGTTGACCAAACGAACACCGTGCCGCACGCTGACGATCTGTTGCGTTGCGGTGATCTCGTTTTCCGTGGTGTAGCTTTCCTTCGAAAGCTCGAATGTCGAGCTTTCGCGGCGCACGATAGCGCCCCCCGCGGGGGACGCCATTGCGCCTTTGGCCGACTGACGCGCCAAGCGCGTTTGCTTGAAGATACCTTGCTCGATTGCCATGACGGCCTCCTTTCAGTGAGTGAAGTTCGCCCGCTGCGGGCAAGAAAAAAAGCCCGCTGGTGAGGCGGGCTTCGGTGTCCGGCGCGGGCCGGGATTAGGTTGAAATCTGAGACTGATATGGGATGGCAATCGGGACGCAGTAACGATCCCCATCGACCATCGAAGGTGACGCTTTCGGCGTCTCTATCACGATCACCTGAATTGGCGCCTCAACGAGCGTCGTTCCTCGTTTGAAGTGGGCGCGCAGCGCGTCGGAGCGCGCTTCTGCGCTGGCTGGGCCCGTCCCGATTGGGAAGCACAAGGTCACCTGGAAAATTCCGCGCTCGAAATACAGCTTGTCGCCCTGAGTGCTGTTGTCTGGAGTGTTGGGCATCAAGTTCACGCGCTGATACGGCGTGCCTGATACCGGTGTGAACTGTGCGTTCTCCCAGGCGGTGGACAGCGAGGGCGTCATGGCCGCGAGTCGCTTTTCCAGCGCGCGGCGGATCAACTGCTGACTCATCCTGCCGCCTTCAAAGCCTGCGCCAGATACCGCGAATAGTTCTTTACCGTCAACTTGACCATTCCTGATGGAGCCTGCTGTGACCAGCCGTGTTCAAGCCGCCGCGAATAGGGCAGGTTGTTGACCATGTAGATCGTTTGTCCCGGCATCCATGTGGCGAGACCTTCACGGATGCGTCCCAATGACGACTCCCCTGTTTTGTCCACCGTCTCATGCACATCGGTTGGCATGGCCGCGTTGCCATAAACCCAATTGCCCCTAAATCTACCGGTATCAACCGGGGAAAGGAGCACCATTTGAGACCCCAGGTCGAGCGCCGCCTTGCGCACTGCGGTCTCAGCCTTCAATTTGCTTCGCGCGAGCAGCGCCGAGAATCTGCGCTTGAATGCATCGTTGCTCATCTGACCTGCACCTCGTACAGCACAGGCGAGCCAGCCGGCTTGGTGGCCTGCGCGTTGATCACGGTCAGCTCCGTCGTATCAGCCAGCGTCACGGTATCTCCCGGCTTCGGCTCGAATGCCGCATCAGGTGCCAGCAGCACGCGCACGTCGCCACGCTGCACCAGCGTCCCATCAATGTCCCGGCTGGCGTAGTTCATCACCGCGCCGGCGCACGAATAGCCAACAGTCCCGCCAGACACCGTCCCGGTGGCCGGGTCATACGCGCCCGGCGTGGTGCGCTTGATGGTCACCACCTGGCCGAAACGGGTCAGCAGGCGCTTTGCCGTAGCCGCAGGGCGCGCGTAGTCGAATGCCACGTCAGGCCCTCACCAACTCCACCACGCCACCGCCCACAATCAGGCCACGCAGCAGGTCATCAATCACCGGGAACCGC